AGATATTGGACCTGTATCGCGAGGCGCTGCGGACCGCCTTGCGCGGAGGATGAGATGGAGACGATTCGGCTGGCGACGGAAGCGCTCATCCGGTTACTGAAGACGGAGATTGACCCGGACGCCGTGCTGGTGGCCGCGGATGATGTGTTCGAAGCGGTGCAGGTGCCGGCGCTGCTGGTGCAGGGGCCGACCCTCACTGAGGATGGACGACGGCGCACGCTGGTCCACTGGACGGCGCGAGATCAGGCGGCGATGACGTTTACCGGCGGCGCCTACCCCCGCCTCTACCATCTGGACTTTGACCTGGTGGTGTCGACCGGTACGGAGCGGACCTTGTTAACGCTGACCGGCCAGGTCGCCACCCTGTATCAGCGGCATCCGGTGTTGGCGGTGGAGGGGCTGGGCGCGTTGCCGCTGACGGAATTGACGCCCCTCGGGGGCCTACGCCGGGTGAACCTGTCAAATCTGCGCCAGGCCTCGGGACGCCTCCGGCTGGAGGATTGCCCGGTCGGCGATGACATCGTCATGCAATCGGAATCGGGTCACCTGGTCGGGACGGTGCGTCTCGAGGTGGCCCTGAAAGGAACAGTATGATCGAGATCACCAATACCTTGTTTCAGCCGCTGACGCTGCAGGCGACCAGTGGCACCGGCATCCATCTGGCACCACGCGGGCGAGTCACCATTGCCGATGCCGAGGTCTCTGAAGAGATGCGCCGGGCCGCCCGCCGGGGCTTCATTCGCCTGCAGCCGGCTCCGGTCACCCAGGAGATCATGGGGGATGAGACGGCCGCAAGCAAAGCTGGCAAACGGAAGGAGGGCTAAGCGATGCCCAGTTATCTCTCGCCGGGGATTTACCCCCGCGAAACCGACTTTTCGTTCTACGTGAAGCAGCTCTCCACCAGTGCCTGCGGCATGCTGGGCATCGCCGAAAAGGGCCCGATCCACGAGCCAACGCTGGTGACGAGTTGGGAGCAGTTCCTGCGCGCCTTCGGGGGGTACCTCGCCGCGGGCTATCTCGCCTATGCCGCGCGGGCCTTCTTCGACAACGGCGGCGGCGTGCTCTGGGTCACCCGCATTGCCCATGCCACCGATCCGACCGACCCGACGACGGTCACCGCGACCGCCGCCAGCGTTTCGCTGAAAGACCGGCACGCGACGCCCGTCAATACGTTGACGCTGCGGGCGCTCACCCCGGGCAGTTGGGGGCGCCGGCTCTCGGTGACCGTGCAGGACGGCACCCGCAATCCGGACACCGAGTTTACGCTGGTGGTGAAAGAGAATGGCAATATCGTCGAGGTGTTCACCGACCTCTCCCTGGTCGAGACGGCGGCGAACTATGTCGAACTGGCGCTGAATGGGCGTTCGGCTTATCTCACCGCCGAGGACCTGCACAGTGCCTCGACGCCGCCGACCAATCGTCCGGCCACCGGCACCTTCACACTGGCGGGTGGTGATGACGGGTTGACCGGCCTCACCGACCAGGACTTCATCGGCGATCCCGGTGCCCACACTGGCTTGTATGCCTTCGACCGTGTGGAGGCGCTCAATCTGCTCTGCGTGCCGGGCGTGACGACGCCGGAAGTCATCATTGCCGGGTTAGGCTATGCGGAGCACCGCAAAGATCTGCTCTTCCTGGTGGATGCGCCGTATGGCGTCACCCCGCAGGAGGCGCTGGAATTCCGCAAGGGCGCGGGGGCGTACAGCCATGCCGCCTTCGAGTCGTCGTATGGGGCGCTGTTCTATCCCTGGCTGCGCATCAGCGATCCGCTGACGAGCGCGCAGAAAGAGATCCCGCCGACCGGCGCGGTGGCAGGGTGTATCGCCCGTTCCGATCAAGCGGCGGCGGTCTGGGCCGCGCCGGCAGGCATCACCCGCGGCCGCGTCCGCAACGTGCTGGGGCTGGGGTATGTGACGAACCGCGCGGAACGGGACGTGCTGTATCCCGAAGGCATCAACTGCGTGGCCGCACTGCCGGATGCCGGCATCTGCCTGTGGGGCCAGAAAACGCTGCAGTCGCAGCCGTCGGCCACCGACCGCATCAATGTGCGCCGGCTGATGATGCATATTGAAAAAGCGGTGGCCAAATCCTCGCAGTTCGTGGTGTTCGAGCCGAACCTGCCCATCACCTGGCGGGCGCTCATCCGGCTGGTGGCCCCCTTCCTGCAGGACATCAAAGACAAGGGCGGGCTGTACGACTTCGCCGTCCAGTGTGACGAGGAGACAAACACCCCCGTGGTCATTGACCGCAACGAACTGGTCTGCCGCGTCTTTGTGAAACCCACGAAGACCGCCGAGTTCATCGAACTCAACTTCATCCTCACCGCCACCGGTGGGGCCTTCAAGGAGCTGCTGTAATGGCGATTGCGTATTGCTTGGGCTGTAAGGCCAATCGGGAAATCAAGGACTCGCGCTATGAGACGGCCGCCAATGGCGTGCTGTTTGTGAAGGGCGTCTGTCCGGTGTGTGGGCGCAAGATCGCCCGCCTGCTGGGCAAGCCGAAAGCGGACGGCAAAGGAGACCTGCGATGAAAATCTATCTCGATCCCGGTCATGGGGAAGGCGTGAAGGGCACCCCCGATCCGGGAGCCATCGGCCCGACCGGGCTGACGGAAAACACCGTCACCTTTGACCTGGCGAAACGCCTGGGGCATCTGCTGCGCGAGAAGGGCTACCAGGTGCTGGGGGCCACCCTCACCGCCGCGCGGGATGACGAGAACCTGAATGAGGCCATTGCGGCTGCCAACGCGCAAGGCGCAGAGCTGTTCATCTCGTTACACTGCAACGCGGCAGCTTCGCCGAAAGCCCGTGGAGTGGAGACCTGGTACGGTGGCAGCGGTACCGCGCAAGTGGTGGCGGAGGCCATCCTCCATCGCATCGGCGAGCAGTTGGCCGGCGGCAAGGGGGCCTGGGTGCAGGGGCGGCGCTATCCGCTGGTCAATCGCGGGGCGAAGAAGGGCCGCTTTGCCGTGCTCACTAAAACCCGCATGCCCGCGGTGCTCGTAGAACTGGCGTTCATCTCGAACAGCCAGGAGGAAGCGTGGTTGAAGGAGCGCACCGTGCGCCAGCAATTTGCGCAAGCCATCGCCGATGCTATTGACGACGTGTGTCGTGGAAAAGGAGTCTGATCATGGAGTTACTCAAACTGGTGCTGACGAATTGGGACGCGCTCATCACCTTGCTCATCGCCGTCATTGCGGTGGTGAAGCTGACCGGCTGGGGGCGGGCGAATGCGGAAGCGCTGCAGACCGTGGTGGATGCCATCGAAAAGCTGCAGCAGACCGAGGTGAAGGGGGAAGTGTCCCGGATGCAGTCGGGCCTCTCCGAAGTGGCCCAGGATGCGCTCGAGGATGCGGTGTTTGCTGCGGATCGCAAAAAGAAGCCGCTGCCGTCTATCCTGCGCATTTGCCGGGAAGCGCTGCGGGGCCTGTTTTCCGTGCGGGGGTGAGGCGGCATGGACTTCTTCCGTCATGAGGACGAACCGGGTGATCGGGGTCGCTGGTATGGCAAGTATCGTGCCTTCGTGCGCGACACCAGCGACCCCGACCGCCTGGGTCGGCTACGGTTGGAAATTCCCGCCGTGCTCGGTACCGGCCCGGACGCCTGGTCGGCCTGGGCCAGTCCCTGTTTCCCGTATGGCGGCAATCCGGATTGCGGGTGGTATCTGCTCCCCGAAGTCGGCGCCTCGGTGTGGGCCGAGTTCGAGGCGGGCGATCCGCAATGCCCCATCTGGAGTGGGGTGTGGCTGGCGGGGAGTAACCCCGGTGAAATGCCGGCAGAAGCGGCCGCCAACCCGACGACCTGTAAGGTGCTGAAGACGGCGGCGGGACACACCATCGTATTAGAAGATGCTGCGGGCGCCCAACGTCTGTTGCTCCGCGATGCCAGTGGCCAGCAGGTGCTCCTCGACGTCGCCGGCGCGAAAATCGCCATTATTGGCGTCGGCGAGATCACCCTGCAGGACGGCGCCGGCAGCCGCATTGTGTTGCATGGCGGAACGATCAATATCTCGGCTGCCGGACAGGTACTGATTAATTCGTGAGGTGAATCATGGTCGACGAGACCCAGACGACAGATACAGCGCTGCTCACGCAGACCTTTGAACACTGGCATGCCGAGTTCCGCGCGCTGCTGGAAGAGCACCGGCGCGATATCCAGTCGCGCCTGGAACGCATCGAGAAAGAGTTGGATCGCAAGTCCGACAAGGAGACGGTCGAACTCATGGTCACCGGCGTGCGCGATGATCTGCGCCGGCACGCGGACGATATCAAGTGCCTGTATATCGGCATGAGCACGAAAGTCAGTGCCGAGACGATGTGGAAGGTCGCCGGCCTGGTGTTGTCCGTGGGCGGCATCATCGCCGGCATTGTGTCCTTCCTGCTCAATCTGCTGCTGAAGCACTGACATGCCAGCCATCGCACGACAGGGGGATAGCATCTCGCATGGCGGCAGCATCATCGGTGGGGCGGCGCGGACAACCGTCGAGGGGAAACCTGTCGCTCGGCAGGGCGATCCGGTCAGTTGCGCCCAGCATGGGATGCAAACCATCACCGGGGGATCGGCGACCGTGCTGGTAGAGGGGAAACCCGTGGCCCGCGTGGGCGATCTGGTCTCCTGCGGGGCAACGATCATCAGCGGCGCTGGCAGCGTGCAGGCGGGGTGAGCGATGAACGATATTCTCGGCATTGGGTTGAAATACCCGTTCCAATTCCATAAGCAATACGGCGGTGCGGCGATTTCCACCGCCACTTCGCAGGACCAGGAGCATATCCATGAGAGCATCCGGCAGATCCTCGGCACCCGGCGTGGAGAGCGATTCCTCCGTCCCGAGTTCGGCTGCCGGCTGCACGAGCTACTCTTCGAGGGCAACACCGCCATCCTGCATGGGCTGGTGCGTCATGAGGTGCGCGAGGCGCTGACTCGCTGGGAGCCACGTATCGTGATTGATGAGGTCAGTGTCACCTCTGATGACCATGCCGTGCTGGTGGCGATCCGCTACCACCTCATCGGCTCGCAGGTGGAGCAGAATTTCGTCTACCCCTATTACCGAGGTGAACAATGACGACCGCCCGTGCGCGTCTGCCCTATATTAATAAGGAATATCACAGCATCCGCCAGGAGCTGATTACCCGCATTCCGCAGATGACCGAGCGCTGGACCGACTTCAACGCCAGCGACCTTGGCATCGTGCTGCTGGAACTCTTTGCCGGCGTCGGCGACATGCTGGCGTATTACCTCGACGCCCAGGCGGCGGAATGCTATCTCCCCACCGCACGGCAGCGGCAGTCGATCATCAACCTCTGCGCGCTCATCAACTATCATTTGCATGGCCCGGTCGCCGCCACCACTCGTGTGCGCTTCACCCTGGCGCAACCGGCCCAGCGCGACCTGATTATCCCGGCAGGCACGGTCTGTCGCGCGCAGGGGCCGAGTGACCCTATCCCCTTTGAAACGGTGAGCGACTGCATCATCACCGCGGGTCTGGACGCTGGCGAGGTGAACGCGCGCCAGGGGGAGCGCCGCACCGATGTCTTCACCGGCACCGGGCAGGCCTTCCAACGATTTCCCCTCACCAATCCGCAGGTGGCACACGGCACGGTCAGTGTGACGGTGAACGGCATCGCCTGGCAGGAAGTCGAGTCGTTCGCCGACAGCACCCCGGTCGCTCCGCATTATCGGTTAGATACCGACGCCTTAGCGCAGACCCTCCTCACCTTCGGCGATGGCAAGTTCGGGGCCATCCCCCCGTCCGGCGCCGCGCTGGCGGTGACGTATTTGATCACGCTGGGGACGGAGGGGAATCTGGCGCCGCATCTCATCACCGAGTTGCCGTCGCCGATCCTCGTGGATGGCCAGCCCATCACCGCCATTGTCGACAACTCGATCCCGGCGACCGGCGGCGCCGATGCGGAATCCCATGAACACGCCCGCGTGCTGGCTCCTGCCGTGTTGCGCTCCACCTGGAAAGCGGTGACGAAAGCCGATTACCAGGCGCTCTGCCTGGCCTTTCCCGGCGTGGCGAAGGCGCAGGTGCTCGATCTGAACGACGATGGCACGCTGCGCATCTACACCGTGCGCGTGGTGGTGGCCCCGGAGAGCGGCGGCGCACCGTCTCCGCAGTTGAAAGCCGACCTGCGCGCCTATCTGGAAGCCCGCCGCATGGTCACCATTGATATCTTTATTGATGAGCCGGTCTATCGCCCGGTGCCGGTGACGGCGACGCTCTATCTGTATCCAGACCAGGACGCCGACATCGTGCGCCAGCGGGCGTCGCTGGCGTTGAGCGAACACTTCGCCTTTGAACAACAAACATTCGGACATGCCGTCTATACCTCGGACCTGATTGCCCTGCTGGATGGCGTGGCGGGGGTGAGCCATGTGCGGCTGCAATCGCCCGCTACTGATGTCGTACTGGCGCCGCGTGAACTGGCGACACTGGGCGCGGTGGCGCTGACGATGGAGGTGGTGCGCTGATGCCGACGTGGGCGGAACGACTGCTGGAGTTACTCCCGGACTGTTACCGGCTGGACGACAGCCGAAATGAACTGCAGGCGCTGCTGGCGATTATCGGCCCGTCGCTGGACGAGATTACCGACCTCATCCTGGCGCTCCCCTCGCTGGCGGCGGTCGATACCTGTCCAGGTGATTTCCTGCCGTTTCTCGCCGGGCTGGTCGGGGTCATGTATGATCCGACCCTCGACCCGGCGCCGCAACGGCGGGCCATCCGGGAAGCCATTGAACGCTATCGCCGCCTGGGCACACTGGCGGGGCTGCAGCGCGACCTGCAGGCGTTGGGCTGGCAGGGCACGATTATTGAAACGCATCGCCAGGTATTGCGGCTGGGCACGCGCGGCCGCTTGAATCGCCAAAAACTGCCCGGCACGCGCTATAACCTGGGCATCTACGGGGTGACCGGGGTGCCGGCCAACGATCCGGCCATCTGGCTGGTGTTGGAGCTGCATCATCCCGCCGGCACGCGCCGGTGGACGGAGGACGACGTATGGTTATCATAATGGACGACTTTGACGCCACGAAAGGGTACAAGCGCATCGCCTTTCGCGAAGATCGCGACCTGCTCGATACCGAGTTGAACGAACTACAGGAGATCGCCATCCACGAGCGCACGGCACTGATGGATCGCCTTTTCGCGCCGGGTAGCATCGTGGCCGGCCTGGACGGAACCGTGAATGGCGATACCGTGCTGTTGAATGCCGGCATGGTCTATCTCGACGGGCATGTCGTTTCCGTGCCCGAGGCCACGCTGGAGTTCAGTGATCCTGGCATCCACACCATCTGGCTTGATGTGTTCCGGCGCGTTATCACCGTGGCGGATGATCCGACGCTGGTCAACCCACTGACCGGGGAACCCACCGCTGAGCGCGAGAAGTGGATCGCCACGCTGCAGACGCGGGATACCACCAATGATCCCTGGCCCGAGGGGGCGATTGGGCGCACGGTGGTGGCGTTGTATGCCTTCAACCGCGACACAGGCGAACTGCTGCCTGCTGTGCCCCGCGTGGTGCAGCCGGATGATCCGGCCTGGCTGGCGGCGCATATCGGGCATGGTGGTGTTGACCAGCATCCCGTGGTCACCCCAACGGACGCCGGGTTCATGGCACCGGCAGATAAAACGAAGCTGGACCAGCTCTCACCCAGCACACCGCCGACGCACACCCACGATGACAGGTATTACATAGAGTCCGAAGCTGACGCGCAATTGGCGACGAAGGCCGATGTCGGGCACCAGCATGATACCCGGTACGCCCCGCTGGCGCACGTTGGCGCCGGTGATGCAGCGCATGCAGCCGCCAGCGGCAGTCACGCCGGCTTCATGAGCGTAACCGATAAAGCGAAACTCGACCAGCTGTCGCCCACCGCGCCGCCAACACATACGCACGATGACCGCTACTACACCGAGGGTGAAGTCGATGCACAACTGGCGACGAAAGCGCCACTCACCCATGCACACGACAGCGCGTATGCGCCGCTGGCGCACGTTGGCGCAGCGGGTTCTGCCCATCCCGCAGCCACTGCCGGCCAACCCGGCTTCTTGAGTGCTGCAGACAAGGCGAAACTCGATGGCATCGCGCCTGGATCGACGCGGGGCAACCGGACGGCGACTCTGGTGGTGGCGGCGGCGAATACCAGCGCGGCGGGCAAAGCAGCGGCTGATTATGTCTGCAGCGGGCAACATACCGTCAGCCCGCGCACCGGTGACCAGGAAACCATTAATGCGGCGATTACAGCAGTGGCCGCGTTGCCGGGTGGTGGGCGCATCGTCCTGCTGGAAGGCACCTACCAGATTACCGGCCCCATCCGCCTGTCGAATAAAGTGCACCTGACCGGCGTCGGCCTCTGCACCCATCTCGATATTCCGTCCGGCTACACCGATCAAGGCGCCTTCAACATGATCGAGAATGCCGACACAACAAATGGCAACAGTGATATTGCCGTCACCGAACTCTCGCTTGATGGGAGTAATGGCAGCAACACCGGCGTCGACTCCCATGGCATTTACTGGTGGGGCGTGGTGCGCGGCCTGGTAGAAGGGGTGTATGTATTGGGCTGCGCCGGGCATGGCATCTTCTTCGCCGGCAACAGCGGCTATCCGATCTGGTTCACCACCGTGCGGGAATCCACCGTCGACTCCTGCCGTGGCATCGGCATCTTCTGGAATGGCAACGGCTGGATGAATGCGCTCACTGACTGCTTTGTACTGCGCAGCGAGGCGGAGGCCGGGGTGAAGATCGCCTCCATGGGCGAGATGCTCATCACCGACAATCGCATCTACTACAACCACCAGCACGGCCTGGTGCTGGACAGCGGTTGCGCCCGGTTGACCGTTGCCCATAATATCGTCTCCCACAACGGCATCTCGGCGAATAACATGTATGACAACATCCGCCTTAGCATGGCCGACCGCTGTCTGATCCAGGGGAACCTCTGCCGGCGCTACATGATGGGGGCCGACCTCGACCAGTCGAAATACGGCATCAACATCGTGGTGGGCCAAAACAATTTTGTCACCGGCAACCACCTCTACCAGGCCGGCGTGACGGATGACTTGGTCGATACCGGCACCGCGACGTACCTGCATGCCAACGTCACCAGCAGCGGGTTGGAAGCGCCGTAAGACGTTACGAATACCTTCTCAGGTCAGCACGCCTTACGCCCGATTCTCCTCCGGTGTAGGGCGTGTTCTTTTTCTGAAGATTCTTCCCCCGTTGGCGATTTGGGCCTTGACGGGTTGGCGCCCGGAAGTGATGAATTGGGGGCGAACACACACAGGTGTTCTCTACGCCAGAAAGGAGCAAGCGAGCATGGTGACCCTCAACGAGGTGAACTTTGGGATTGAAATCGAGACGGTGGGCAAGACACGCGAGACCGTGGCCCGTGCGATCCAGTCGGTAGTCGGTGGGGAGGTGGTCCACGTGGGCACGCCCGCGGTTTACGATCCCTGGGAAGTGCGCGATGCCAGCCAGCGCATCTGGCGGGTGGTCGCCGATAGCAGCTTGACGAACGTGACGGGCGACTTGCGCGCCGAGATCGTCAGCCCGATCCTCCGTTACGACGATATCCCTCTATTGCAGGATGTGGTGCGCGCCGTCCGGCGTGCTGGAAGCCGCTGTGACGAAAAATGTGGGATTCACCTGCACCTGTCGCATCCGCACATGACCCCGAAAGCTCTGGCGAACCTGGCCAAGATCATCTACAAGCAGGAGGACATCATCTACGCCGCGCTGGGGGTGAGCCGGGAGCGCATGGAGCGCTACTGCCGTCCCATCAAGCCCGAATTCATCCAGCGCCTGGTGAAAAATCCACCCCGCACTTTTGATCAACTCAACCGTCAGTGGTTCGGAAAGTTCACGCCGAACCCGCAACGCTACGGCCCGGAACGCTACTGCATCCTGAATTACACGGCCTTCTTTTATCGCGGCGCCGTTGAGATACGGGCGTATGCCGGCAGCCTCCACGCCGGGCGCATCAAGGCCGCGATCCTCTTCAGCATGGCCTTACTGGCGAAGGCGATCAACGCGCATGGCGCCTCGGCAACCAAGCGCAAATACGATCCCGCCAGCGCGAAATACGACATGCGCGTCTTCCTCCTCGGCTTAGGCATGATCGGCGAGACCACGCGCACCGCACGCAAACATCTGCTTGCGCTGATGCCCGGAGATTCAGCCTTCAAATATGGCGCCAGCCAGCGACCTAAGAAACGCGCTGACAAAAAAACCGAAGCGACCACCGGGGCTGAAGCCAATGCGCTTCAGCCCTCGTGCTAAGGAGGAGACCACCATGGAGAAACACCCCGTACCAGTACCTGCTGCCGTATATGCCGGCCTGGAAGCTGTCAGGCAATCTGGCGCCACCAACATGCTCGATAGGCCACGGGTCATTGAGTTGGCCGAGATGATGGGTTATGACGAGACCGCCGAGTGGGTGCGCGAGCACCGGAGCGAGTACGCCCGGTTGATATTCGCAGGCGTGACTGTCGGGGAAGGTGGTGCGCAGTGTGCGGACTGACCGGAGTGCTCGTAGGGTATCGTCCAAAACGTCGTCTCAAAGAGATCGAGGCGCTGACTGATGTCTTTACGGCCATGCTGCTGCTCTCCGAACACCGCGGCCCGTATGCCACCGGCGTCGCTTGGATCAAACGTGACGGGAGCATACAGGTTGCGAAAGAACCACTGCCCGCGCGCCAGTTCGTGCAGTCAGGCACGTATATTGACTGGCTGCTGGGCGTGGATCGGGAGATCACCTACCTCATGGGCCACACCCGATGGCCATCTCGCGGGAGCGTCGAAAACCCTGTGGAAAATCACCCGCTCTGCCTCCCAGTAACAGTACCGGGCTGCGGGACACAAGGCGCGGGGTATGTGGCCGTGACCCACAATGGCACCATTCGGGAACACATCCGCCATCATACGCGGTTGCGGCTCCCCCGCACGACGCAGGTCGACAGCGAACTGCTGGCACGCATTGCCCAGCGCCATGCCGGGCCCACCGGGATTGATCTGGAAGCCGTCCTGAATGACTATGCGCAACTCGACGGCAGCATGAGCCTCGCGCTGGTCGCCACCCCTCGTCCAGAGGAAATCATCCTGCTCAAGGGCAACATGCCGCTAGAAATCCGTATCCAGCCACGCACTCGTGTGCTGGCGTATGCCTCGGAAGCTCGCATACTCGACCGCGCCCTCATCGGCGAAGCGGGATGGGACCCGCTGCCACTGGCGCACGGGGAAGGATTGGTCGTCAATACCCACGCCTGGA